TATAAGGTTGGCGGCCAGCGCAATGCTTAATCCCGCGCTAACAGCTAAACTGTTTAATTTAAACTCCGGGTTCGAGCCCGAGCTAATTAATGATGTCCCACCGCCCAATGTAGCTAAACTTATTAACGTCGACGGCGACGTATTTGTTATTGTTATGCTAGTTGCGTTAACGGCAATAGACATATTATTACCGGCTATTAGTTCGCGATATTTGATGTCAATAGATGTACTGGAAGGCGCTAAAACGTAACCTGGCCCAGCTCCTAAATTTACAAATGTGTAATTTGGCAATGCGGCCGTTGAAAATATGCTAAAATAAATATTGCTATTATTTTGGAAAAAAGGCCCCAGTGAATTGTTATATGTAGCTGTAATATCAATATAACTGTTTGTTGTAATAGCCGTAGATGTTATGTTATATCGCACCCAATTAGTGCTATCGTCTTTATTTTGAATGTATAAAATATTACCCGCTTGTATGCTGGGAAAGAATGGGTCTATGTCTGTATCATCGCTAGTTAAATGACTTATATATATGTGTGTGGATGATGCAAACGCGGATGTATTAAAATTTACATGACCAGATGATGGAGGTGGCGCCATTAAATCGGTGAACTGATAAATATAAATATTTGAACCAATAGAACTAATACTAGAAACGGAACCATCCGCCATTAAATACTGCTGATCACTACCGCCTGATTTTATGAAGCTATTAGCCGTTAAGCTGCCCGAAATTGTTGAATCGCCGGTTTTTAAAACATAATTTGAAATGTCTGTAATAGAGCCGTTAGCCATAAGTATTTGATTAACCGTCCCGTCTTGTTTTATTATTGTATCCGATATTAATGTCCCGGCTATTGTTGTTGTATTAAAAACTGCAGATATATTAATAGTCTGTAACTGCAGCGTTTCTATTTCTCCTGTAATATTAGTTAATGATAATCCTATGTTTGTATAGAATTCCGATAAGCCAAATGGGTATCCAGTTACCATAACATCATTGGTATATAATTTATTATTTTCTATTTTATTTCCACTTATTTTTACTAAAGTACTATCTAATCCAAAATTAATAGTAGCACCGCTTGCCGTTATATTAGCAGTATTTAGTGTTGTTGTAAAAATATTTGTAGCTTTGCCCGTATAAAACGTAACGTAACTATCAGCAAGAACATCGCTATGAATTTTAAATATTGTACTTGCCCCGTATTTATATTTAATATCGCCTAAATTCATATTAATATGAATAGGATTTTCAGCCGCGTATGATATGTTATAAACACTTTGAAAATTCTGATAGTTTGCCGTTATGCTATCATCTACATATTTTTTTGATACGAACTCGTCAAATAACGTAAAAACCGGTTTAGTTGTTCTAAAAGCTTGATTTAATATAACTACATCTGTATCAAATATTAAAGGGCCAGCCACATTTTTTATAGTGCCTGCAAATACAACACTGCTATGCATTTCGTTACAATTCGCAATGTTTAAATTATCTATGTTTAGATTGCCACCGATTTCAGTTATTCGCGACTGGCTAACCGCAGTTCCAAATTCATTTATTATTACATGCTTACCAGCAGGTATTGGTAAAATGCCCGTATAAATTATACCAGACTCAACCATGGTGCCAGGACTCCACATAGTTGATCCAGCGCCATCAGTTGTTAAAACATAGCCCATTTCGCCATTGGTCGGCGTCTGTAGGTTGTATGTATCGCCGTTTACAGCAGTTATTAAATTAGACCCTTTAAATATAGTATTTCCTAGAACATCAACATCGCGACTAAATATTGTTTTTTTATTTGTTGATACTTGGTTTTGCGTATTTGTAAATACAATATTAGTATTAGAATTTATAATATTTTCGCGCATTATATTATAATATATTTATTTCTTATATATAATTAACGGTAAATACACCTTTTTGCGTTATTATATTTCCAGCAGCCGGAACCGTTGCAGGCAAAGGATTTGAATAGCCATTTGAATAATATGACATAGAAACATCAGAATTTCCCGTTGTCGCATATAACCTAGTATTAACCCCGGATACTGTATAAACAAGAATAAGCGCTTGGTCTTTAGTTACATCTAAATTTTGCCCAGACACAACGTTAACTAAAGGAATTTTATTTCGACCGCTCGTAAATGATGTAAATGGTATAATATTACTAAATGCGACAAGAGTTGATGTTAAAGGTGATAACGTTCCTTTATATATGCCAACCCTAATACTACTCGTGCCAACAGTTGATACCCATAAACATATATCACTTAATGTTCCATCAGATTGCGCCCAAAATTGGTAATAATAAGTGCGGGCGCCCGTCGGCAATTGAGCATTAGCCGAATATATGCTGTTTAACTGCTGGTTTATACCTTTTGTTGATAATGTTATGTCTGTATTAGTTGTTCCCAAAGTCAAGCCGCTAACTTTTAAGCCTTTTGTTAAATAATTTGGATGAGTTCCCAATGGGTTTAATAACGACACAGAGCCAGCGGTTCCTGAGTTCGCAACCGTTGCCGTAGCCGCATCAATTGTTATTGCATTTGCATCACTTGTTAATGTTATATTCGCACCCGCTATCAAACCTTTTGTTATAAAAATTGGATTTATTGTACTTGATAATAATGAAACTCCAACACCAGAAGTTTGCAATGTTATGGCGCCAACACTGCTGTCTATGTACTGTTTATTAACAACCTGATTTGCTGCATTAAATATAGTTTGGTTAGTTGTTATTGAATCAGCATTTAATAATCCTGTACATATTACATTACTCATGGTTGGGCCATTCGCAAACACTAGGGCACCGGTCCCAGTTTCATCAGAAATGGAATTCATGAGATTCGCACTTGTAGGATTTGCTAAAAAATTAAACATATTAAGACTTATTAATGGACAATTCTGATTCACCCAGCTTAATATGCCAGTTCCATCGGTATTCAGTACTTGATTTGAGTATCCGGCATTAATTGGTAAACTTAATGAATATGATGTTGTAGTCTCTCCCGGCACGATTGTTACTTTATTACCGCTTAATGTGAAATCTAATTGATTAACCTTGAGTTTATTCTGAATAACAGACATTATATCAAAAAAAATATATTTATACTTTATTTAATTATACAAATATCCAACGGTCTGTGGCGAATCGTATAGTAACCTTGTCGCCGGTACTCAACACTAAAGAGCTCATATTCTCCAATAACTGCGAAAATAAAATTGTAGCATTGCCCGTTCCTTTGTTATAAAAACACATACTAAATCCATCACGGTCAAATAAAGGTATTGAAGGCATAGTATAACTTATTTCAGTCATGGAATCAAAATATGTTAAACCGCTTAAATCAGTAACGGCCGGCGCGCTTGTACCATTAATAATATTAGGAGGCTGGCTTATAGGCTGTTTAACTGATAGATTAGCAGTAGCGCCTATTAATATTTTACCTGCCATATCTGTTGTGCTAGCGGAACCACCTAGATTTATAACGCCAGTGCTGGATTGATACAAACTTACATCTGATGATATACTGCTTAATGTACTAGATTCAATATCATGTGCCTTTAACTTTCCTTTAACATCTGTTGTAATAGCTTCTCGTCCTATATTAATAGCAGTTGCGTTTAGTAAACCTAAATCAATAGAGGTGGCTGAAATAGTGTCTATAGAACCTAATACAGTTACATCCGATAATAAATTAATAAAACCACTGTTATCAACAGCATTGCCTTGCAAAGTCAAACTTTGATTAGCCGAAACACCACCGGATACGGTTTGACCGCCAAAACTACCAGCCAACTTAACATAAATAGAACTGCCGCCACTATCAGTTAAAATATTGCTAAATGTTAATTCAGAAAGTTTGCTTCCTTTGGCTAATGCAGGTCCTGTACTGCTATGCATCAATACGGAAACCGTGACTAAACTTACTGTATAAGAACTATCTGTGGCATCAGCAACAAATTCAGTTTTAAATATATTTGGAGTTGAAGGGATAGAAACTATAGTAATTGTTGTATCAACAACACTATCAACAAGGAATAGACCATTATTGTCAGCAGTAGCGGCTCCTGATACTTGAATAAATTGGTCAGCTTCCACTATGCTTCCATTTGGTACTATAATAGTATTTGGTGTTATTCCAAAAACAGATCCTGTTGCAGTACCGACTATTGTTGCTGCTATGTTAACAACCTCACCGCCGGCATCCGATGCTGATAAGCTTCCGTTATTTAAGTATAAATAAGAGTCGCTAATATTAGAAATTTCTTTGTTTACCGAAGTAGTTGTACCGGCAACCGTTAGGTCGCCGAGTATTTTAACATTTTTAAATATAGTTGACATTGTATATTAAATAATTTATTATAAATTATAATATTAATTAAATTATTAACCAAATATTATTATAAAATGTAAATTTTATTTTATCTAATTTATTTTTTAATTCAACATATTTCATAGTATTTTCAATTGTTACATTTATTTTTGGTATAATATTTACTGTACTGGCACACATATTAATTATAATAAGAGTATATCCATTTTGTATATTGGATGGTAAAATTAATGTTGTTGGACCACCGGCATCTACTATATTTACTAGCTTACCATCCAAATCTAAGTCGTGAACGCCCGCCGTTGTATAAATCTGAGTGCCCTGTATTAAATTGCTTAATGAAGTAAATCCATCAATTTTAACATTTGGCGCTGATATATTTAATTCGGGTGTTCTACTGGATATGGAATTAACCGATAACTCAGAAACGCCTATTATATTTAAATCGTTCATATTTAAATTAGACGCGGTTTCTATCATTTTACTTGAATTTGCCGTTGAGCCATCTATATTAGATATTTTTAATAAACTACCTTCATTTGCCGGTATTACACCGTTATATACTATGCCTGAACCGCTGCCTTTAGAACTCCAATATGTCGACCCGGAACCATCCGTAGTTAAAACATATCCAATTTCTCCATCGGTTGGTGTTTGTAGATTATATTGACCACCATCTACAGTTTTAATAATAACAGGCCCATTAAAATTTATACCATTTTCTACTTGCAAATTGCCTTGTACTATAACATCTGATTTAAATGTTGTTTTTACATTATCGGCAATCTGGTTTTGTGTATTATTAACAAATATGTTTCCAGATATTTTTGATACCTTCTCTTTCATTATATATATATAATCTTAATTAGCTATTAACTCAATAAATAAGCGTATCGCAACTGGCTCTGCGGTTATAAGTTGTATACTAACAGATGAAAATATTAAGTTTGACGGAATAGTATTAATAGTTATTTCGCCATTGTTTACAATAAGAGGTATTTCCGGGTATTCAGGATCGCCGCCTGAAATTTGTATAGATAAGCCGCTAGCTGCAGTATATCCCGTTATATTAGATAATTTGCAGTTAAATGAGACATAAAAACATGTGTTTAATCCAATTTGGTCGGTGCACTCGTATGTACTTGGCATATTATATCCTAAATATTGGCCGCTGGCTGTCGCGGTGCCTGAATAATTTAAATATAAATATTTAGGACGCGGTTCTTCGGCGTATAATGTATCAACATACAGCTTGTTAGTTAGTGAATAATCACTGATTGGCGGTTCTCTGGAAATTACGTTATTATTAAAAACGCTGTCATTGGTTGCCCTAGAATAATATATTGAATTATTGCTCAATATAAAATTATTGAAACCGTAATTATATATAAACGAATTAGACGTAATATCTGTTAATATGTTAATAAACTGAACTCCGTCGAAATTTGATAATGATTTTATAAAATCCCGCGATAACATATAATATTGATTAATTGGAACATTATTATTATCAGATCCAATCCATATAATATTTTTAACACCGCCTGCCCGTAATTTTTGAACCCAATTTATGCCATCGGTACTTATGTAAAAATATCCATTCCCGTACGCCGCAAATTCACCTCTATATGCAGAATAGCAACATGTCGTAAATCGATAATTCGCATTTCTCCAATCAGTTCCATTATACGAATAATATAGTGAGTCGACACCCAATGCTATAACTATATCAGAATCCACTTTTGGACCTGAATTAACTTTACCATTACAAAATGATATGGAATACATAGGAGTTAATTTATTCCATGTTATACCGTCTAATGACGTTGCGACTTTATTATCAGCGTTAGCTATAAGCATATTATTAAAAAATGTCAAAGGGCTTGCGTCAAAATTTATCGATTGTCTATATGCTAAAGCGGAAGTTATTTCATAAAATACAATCGAGTAATTAATAGCTCTGCTGCATACGACATAATACGATCCATTTCCATAAGCAACGTTGCTTATAGTATACCCAGTCAGATCGATTGTTTCAAAGGTAACTGAGTCCCTTATATCAGCTTTAATCCATTCAGAACCGTCTTCCGAATAATATATTCCATCCCGCGTTGAAAAAATATAGTTATTATTAGGCCGCGGAAATTCATTAAAAGATGTTAAACCATGAGAGCCATTCGGTATCCCAGTCGCCAGTGTCCATGTATCACCAGCACCCCTAGGCGCCATATTTAGACTGTTATATATAGTAGGAATATCATATCCATCATATATAATTTTTTTGGCTGTATTTAAACTACCGTTATAAGATTTAGTAACCCATTTATTATCTTCATTAGATTCTATAGTATTTGCCTGGACTTTATTTATTAAATAATTTATTACGTCAGCCGCCGAATAAGGAGTAAAAACGCTGGTTCCAATTATACTTGTTGTTTTTATAGTTATAATATTATTAATACATGAGCTAACTATAAATATACCCTGATTCGGTTTGCTTGAATCTATTACATTTACTATTTGTATGATATCGTCGGTTTTGTATTTGTTTTCGGATACAGCGACAGTATTTGTTGTAAACCCAGCGGGTTCTACCGATGCAGTACTAATAATATTTTTAATACACAATATTCCCGACGCCGTAGGTATTGTGCTTGATGTTTGTGAATTTAAAATCACAAACGGTTCTTTTATTAAATTTGACGAACTTATACTATTACTCGATGAAATAGACCCGGTAACAGTTAAATTACCAGCAATTATAGTACTGCTACTTGTTGCTATTTGGTTTTGAGTATTAGTAAACGTTAAATTATTTTTTGCAGCGCGTACAAGTTCTCGCATATTAATTATATCTATAATAATAAACTTTTGTATGTTTATTATATTCTTTTTAATTCCACTACTAATTGTAATGTTGTGTCAATAGGGTCAACTATTGATATACTAAAAGAACCGGGTTCTAATTCAACATTAGCATCTGACATAGTAATAACTGTCGACCCACCGCCGGTTAAAATAACATTATAAATAGAATTATCTGTAATTAGGTTTGCATTTAAATTAATAGAAGTAAGTGCATATCCAGTTATGTTTACTAATTTATATTTATGCATGAGATAATAGTTTGTAAATATGGTGTTATTTGATATGCCGCATATATAATTCTCACCCATATTATAGCCCAATACTCTACGATTTCTCCCATCAACGATAATGCCTCCAAAATTTAAGAAAAGATTAGATAAAAGTAATAAATTAACGTATTTTTTATTTGTTAGATGATAATTATTAGTAGGTGTGTTTCGAACTACACCGAGGCCTGCTAATGAACTTTGTTCGTATACCGAATGATATATGTAATCGCCCGAAATTGCGAAACTATTATATATTTCTGAATAGAACAATGAATATATTTGCTGGAAGTCTGAATCTATTAATAATTTGCTTTTGTAAAATAATTCGCATGTAGAGGACCAGTATAAGTTAGATGTATTGCATGCTATATAATATAAATTTACAGGTAATCCATTATCAGTTTCTACCCATATTATATCTCTAAATCTTTCATTTGCCGCAATTGATATATTTGATTTAACTTTTTTCCACTCCTTGCCATCAAAGCTTGAAATGAATTCAACTGTATTTTCAAAACTATAGACACCCATAAATTCATTCCTATATGGCGAATAACAGCAATAGTTTATATTAATTCTATCACCGGTAGCTTTATTCCAATTAACGCCATCATATGAATACATTTGTCCGCTATAGCCAACCGATACTAATATATCTACACCATCGCCATCTTTGCCCACGCAAAAAGCAGATACGGGAAATGATGCCGAAATTGCTGTCCAAATCGTTCCATTGTTAGATGCTACGTAATAATTTATTTTATTGTTCATTGTTATAATCAATTCTTTAAATCTAATGGTTTGATTACTCTGTGAAAAATCCAGGTTTATATTACTTTGTTGTATCGAATAATATTGGTTAGTATTAGGAGTTGCATACCAAGTAATTATATTAGTATCTTTTTGTACAAATATTATTTTATCATTTAAAATTGATGGAGTACTTGGATTTAATACATTATATGAAACTGAGGTATTCCAATCCGTATAATATGATATGGCCGTTTCCGACGTTGTATATAGATACGAACCAATACTTGTAAATTTAACGTTTGGATTTATAGAGCCTGACTTTACCCAATTATCACGAGCCCCAGTTGGTTCAATAGTGTATATAGTTGGAATATTATAATTATTGTATATAAGACTTTTATATACTAAATTTGATGAAATAGTGGACCATTTATTAGAATTATCCAATAAATTAATAGATACTTGCGATATCTGATAATTTATAACATCACTATCTGTATATATTATAGTTTGATTCGAAATTCCTGATATATTTATAGTTTCATTATTACAATCCATCACTATAAACAAGCCCTGATTTGGTTTACTTGTATCAACTACTCCATCCTTTACGTATAATATCAAGATAAAGCTGTGCGATGTATAATTATAAAAAGGCTGTCTAATTTTTACTGTATTTAATGCTGGAAATCCTTCTGATGAAACATATGTTGTTGTATCAGGTATAATATTTTTTATGCATAATACAGCACAGTTACTTGAATTTAATTCTGTATTAATAAGCATAAATGGTTCTTTTATTATTGAGCTTGAGCTTGAGCTTGAGCTTGACATTATAACACCTGATATAACTAAATCTCCATTAAATAAAGTTTCTTTAGACGATGCTATTTGATTTTGAGTATTAGAAAACTTTAATTTAGTTTTCATTTTATTATATTAGTCAATAAGTAATTATTTGATAAAAAAATGAATATTAATATATAGTTATAAAAATGTCTAATCGTTCAACTATTCCATCAGGTCCTGTTGCATTAGCCAGATCGCCTGCAATGTCTATATCGGCGCCTGTTTCGAATCCAACTATTTCTCGACATGCCGGTCAAAGTCCAGTTCTATGGCGCATGTGTACAAGCGGGTGTTATAATTGCATTCAAGGCGTTTATCCCTGTTTAGACAGTGATAAATTTAGTACAATTTCAATTACGATTCCGCCTGCAAAACGGATATGTGTGGCGAAATAGATATTTTACTTTGAACGTTTTTGTAAAAAACCTTCTGACCGTTTTTATACATCTTTTCCGACATTCCATATATAATCGTTAGCTTTTCCATATTTTAAAAAGAATGTCCATAGTTTTGCATCATATGTTGCAACTGTTGGATATGGCGGCTGTAAAATTGCTCTATCCATAAATTTTTCCGGCGATACATATAATGTAGTTCTATTATTTATTTGGTCTGGCCATATGGTCTTACCAACTTGAACCGCACAAAAATGCGTTTTTGGAAATATTTTATACAATACTTGTAAAATGGTAGCCGATCCAGCAACTATCCATATTCTAGATGGTTTAATGGCTTTAGGTATAGATAAACTCAAAGCTTTATATAGAGCGTCCAAATATTCTGGTTCATTTCCGCCAAATGCTATTAAATAACTATCACTTCCAGCATGATCTGCGGCCTTCTCCTGCAATGTTTTTAAATCGGCTCTTATCTCATGTAATTCAACACTACCAAAAGATAATGCGTATTCAGTTAATTCAGTTCTTTTTTCTAACTTGTTTATAAATATAACGGCTTTTTTATGCATTATTTTACAGGCAAATGCCAATGCTATTTGGGCGTAGCCGTGCGATGGTCCCGCATATACATATTTATCTTTATTTGTTTTTTGTATAAATTGTATTAGTGCGCGCTGTTTAGTTCCGCCTATTAAATAGTCATCTCTAAAAACTTTATATTTTATATTGTTTATTACATGCTGCGTTATTACAACCGGTGGATTATATATTTCGACCGGAACTATTTTACACTTGCGCCAAATCCACATTGGCTGCGGATTTTTTACACTTATATCGGCATATGATATAACTCCCATATAATACAAGTCTCTTATTTTATCATAAATATATTTAAGCATGTCGTATATATATTTATCTCCTCGCAACTGATTAATAACCAAAATCATATGTCCGCCATAATTTAATTTATTATATGTTTTATTAATGAGGGGAATCAGAAATGTTTTAAACCATTCTTCTTCTGAAGTAGATTCTGTGCTATTATTATATTTTTCTATAGTAAAATAAGGTGGCGATGTAAACACCAAATCAAATTTCTCATCGGGAAGTTTAACATCTTGTATTTTTCCTTCTAACATTGTATATTTTTTAGTGCTTTTTTTAAAGAACTCTATCATTTCTTTGTATTTAGGATGCAATAAATAATTTGGATCTACGCCTACATATCGTACATCACAGGCCATTGCCGCTATTAATCTGTCACCCCATCCACTACAAGGGTCTAAAACTGATTTACAATTATATTTATTAATAAAATATTTTAAAAGGATTGGTTTAAAGCTTGAACACATTTTAACGTTTTTGTAAAAAACTTCATATAAATTTTTCATATTTATTATTTTATATTCGTATAACGTATCATCAGCAAGTTTCTGTATATTGTTGTGAAAATAAGACATTGGGTCTTCGTTAAACGAGAAAAATTTGCACCTCATGCGGTTTTCTTCATTAAACATATCACTTAACATTTCAAACATTTCAAACATTTTAGAATAAATTATAAGCAGAGAAGGCTTTCCTAAAAACAGTAAATCGCGAGCATTTGATAGCGGCTTCATAATTAAATTATGTATAGTATAAAATTTATTAATAACCAGTTCGTCTGTGTTTTCTTTTTTTAAATTATTAAACATTTTTAATATTTCAGCATCGGTGTATATTAATCTTTTATATGGAAATCCTATTTTTCCTTTTTTATAATCTTGTATAAATTCCTTAGTATTATTATAAGAATACATATATAATGAAAAATATATTTGAATTTTTGCATAGCAAGATATGGACCATTGAACAAAAAGGAAATAAGATAAACATCGAGTTTGGAAAAACGGGCAGCGTTATGCGAACAAAAACATATTCGTATAAAACCGTGTCCGATGCGACCGACGACTGCAACAAACGAATTGCTGAAAAATTAAAAAAAGGATATATAAAAAAAGGTGCTAAAATAAATTTAGACGCAAATCCGTTCATAGATTTTTTAATTAAAATAGGCGATAAAATTGGCTCCGAAATGGACAAGCTTCATAAATCAAATGATATAGATTACGTTAATAAAATGACTATATTTTGCAATAAAAACTTTAGTTCTTTAGAGAAGCAAATTAATGATTTCCAAAATAAAAAAATACAACATTTTATAAAAAGTGGAGTTATTGTAAAAAATATTAACAATAAATTTAAAAATAATTTATTAAACGATATAAATTTATATGCGGCAAAAATACATCCCGATTACCATCCAGGTTCAAATAATAAAGTACTTGATATAGTTCATCCTTCATTATATCCGTTAGTTTTAGAAAAAACAAAGCGTTTGCCAGAATTAGATTTTTGGAATAGGCCTTATGAGCATTCTAAATACCAATGGCTGCCGAGCGAATTTAAAATAGACTCCACCGGCAAGTGTAAAATAATGTCTTATATTAATAATATACCAATATCCGAGCAATCATTATACGACAACATATCAGTGCTGTTTGAAACTGTTCTGCCTTATTTTGAAGATATTTGGTCCTATACTAATTCATTTGAAATTTATAAAGACGATTGGATAAAGGTAGCCGATACCAAGTTTAAAAAAATAAGTTTAAAAAATAGGAATTTACAAGTAATTACAAAGATAGTACGTATTTCATTAAATTCAGACGATTTATTAGGCGCTTGGCATGTAGAAGGAATGTCTCATGAAAATATAGTTGCTACGGCTACATATACGCTTGAACAGGAATCTATTGAAACAGAGCTATATTTTAAACGAATGTATGGACTTAAAGAAGTTCAAAATATAGTAGAAAATATGCCGCAAGACCCACCTGAGGAGCTTAAATCTATATTGCGAACATTAGTTCCGTTAGGCAAAGTTAAAATATCAGAAGGTACCTTAGTTTTGTTTCCAAATTCGCATATACACAAGATTAATATGACGTCTAAAAAATCAGGATATCGTACGATTATTGTGTTTTGGTTAATAAATCCTGATATAAAAATTATATCAACTAAAGACATAAAACAACAAGCGTATAAATTAGAAACTGCTCATAATATACGACTGGAACTAATGAAAGAACGTACATATTACAAGCAATCATTTAATCAAAGAGAGTTAAATTTATGCGAACATTAAAAAAAATTGAAATATTAATTACACATATAACTATGGATCGAAACTATCGTACAGACCAACCTAATTACAGATATAATCCTATGCAGCCTCCGCCCACACCGCAACGCCCGCCAGTCGTTAGCAGGCGTTTTAATCACGGAGTTGCTCCAATTCGTTTAAATTTTGGCAATTAACCAGCACGCGAAGATATAAAAGGACCTTTATAAATTTATCTGTATGTATTACTCTTCTATATTTTTATTTTTTATAGTTTCTTTTTCTAAAAGTATTACGAATGAATTGAACTAAATTCAATTAATTCAAAGTGAAAACCTTTAGTCATCTATATTAATAAAAAAAAATGAAAAATAGGGAGTTATTATTAAATTGCTCTAAGACACAAAATATTGAAAATAATTTGAGAGCGATGCTTGCGTCTTACGCAAGTGGTTTTGTTTCAGCCGTAAAAAATACAGTAGTAACGGCTGCTGTTATTACAACAGAAGTCGTGAAACCCGCGTTAAACCGAGTTTTGCCTGAAAGGGCTCTTCCACCTCTTGAAGATGTCGGTGATGTCGATGATGTCGATGACGATTGGATGGATAAAGGAGTCGAGGACGTCATCAAGGCTCTGCATGAGGCTGCGGCGTTTAAGGAACGACGGGCTCAAGAGAGTGCGAGCTTAGATGCTGTAAAAACGGCATTGACTTCCACGGTTGAGCTTGCTCCTGTTGCTCCTGTTGATTCGGTTGAGCTTGCTCCTGTTGAGTCGGATTCGGATGATTCGGTTGAGCTTGCTCCTGATGATTCGGATGATGAGTCGGACTACGCCCGGGATCCGATGAATACGGCCGGATTTTTGCAGCCCAATGGCATGCTGACTCGTGATGGTACGTTGATTCCGTGGCTCGCCAAGTAAGCCTGTAGTCAGGCCGTGTGTTCCTCACGTTAACGAGGGAGATGGTAAAGTTGTAAAACCATTGCGAAAGGTTCTGTTTATCAGAACTTTTCAAAAAATACCAACAACTCAGCTCTGAGTTTGAGCGCAGGAAACAACCTGGTATAAAAATGTGGGCTCGTCAGCCTGAAAAGCGGTGGAATGCTTCGAAAGGTTTTTACAAAATACTTTCTGAAATTCCAAAAAAAATGCTGGTCTCATTAGCCAATAGCATAGATTTCCACCCCTCTTTCGGGGGAAATCGTTTTTTTTTGAACGTTTTTGTAAAAAACCTTCTTTTAAACCTTTCAAATAAAAAAATTGAAAAATCAGTAGTTATATTTGTCCTTGAGACACATATCTATTTGAAATGGATCGCACACCGCCTTCTGGCATTCGCCAACTTGTACCCGCAGCGCCTGGTCGCGGCCGTGGCCCTGGCCTGCCTCCTGATGGCCCGCCTCCTGATGGCCCGCCTCCTGATGGCCCGCCTCCAGCCGTACATCGGCGTTTAGACTTTGGCCAACCGCCGCCTAGAGGTTGAAGACATGCCGCCGGGTCCGCTGTAAAAAAAAAGGGTGGTTAACCCCATCTTTTTTTTCGAACGTTTTCGTAAAAAACCTTCAAGGATTAATGTATTCATTCATTCAGGAATCATTCGAAATATTTTTACTTGAAAGTATTTTACAAAAAACCTTTGGAAAACATTTACTTGAAAGTTTTTGTAAACAAATATGGAATGCGGCGGCCAAGTGCCTATAATCGCTGCAGAATCGGAAAAGGCGATGATAATTTGTACAGAATGTGGCCAAGTGCCTATCGCTGCAGAATCGGAAATGGTGCTTGTCCTTACGGCGGCGGCCAAATTCTTTTTTACAATAAAAAAATGAGAAATATTCCCGAAGGTTTTTTCCGAATGTTTCTAATTATCAGAAAAATTCAAGTAAAACGTTCAATTTTACATAAATGTTTTTAGTTTTTTGCGGAGCTCGGACGTACCGCGTCTATTAATTTCATATTTTGATATGTTTAATATTTGCATAATTTCAGGCTTATT